TGGTCGGAGTTGCCGTTTCCACCGCTTGATAGGTTTCCGTCGTTAAGACGTACATAGTTACCAGAGTCTTGTGATGAAAACATTAGCCTATAATTTACTTGGCTTGTAGTACCTGGAGAATCCCAATATTCAAGACAAGCACTTATAAACATTCCATCTCTACTTTCATTATATACATTAGCTCCAGCACCATATTGGTTTGACCAGCTACCACTACCTATCTTTCTATATACTTTTACAGCACTCATTGTCCAAGTTCTTTCTTGTCCCATATGTACATGTGCTCTAACAAGTATTCTGTTATTGCTATCTTTAGGTGAAAGATTACAGTTACCATTACCTAAGTCTCCAGGCCCAGAGTGCCAACTACCACTTGGGTTATTAAGGTGCCATCTGGACTCATAGCCAACTTCTTTGGTTTCTATTAATCTTCCACTATTAGAATTAGAACCATCACCATAATAAATAGCCATTATGATACCTCCGTAAGATTGAATTTGTACTTCTTACCAGTTCGTTTATTCAGCAAGAAGAGATCCTCGTTTCCTTCTTGTATAGTATAACTCCCCCAAGTTCCGTCAACGTCATTAGCACCACCTTCGTTAGATAGGTTAAGGTCATTGGTGTAGACGTTTCTCCAACGTATTGATGATGTGCCTAAATCATAGGAGTTATTACTAGTAGGTGAAAAGTTGTCATGCCCAAACTGGAATCGGCTTGATCGTGCATCATTATTACCAGTTTGTATTTGTAGGTTATAACCAGCAATATAGCAATTACCACTACTATCAGCACCCATGCACAGCTGACTTCCTGTATCGGCGTAACCAGTAGAAAGCCTTAATGTATCTGGAATATCGATGCCCGTTGAAGTAGTTTCTAATTTTTTTGAATTATTATGATATAGCTCACATTGTCCATCTGCTATAAATTTAGCAACATCTTCATTACCAGTAGAATCTTTAAAGTAATAATCAGCAGACCTGAAAACTATAGAACCTGCGGTGTTATATAGTCTCCCGACACTACCATCGTGATAAAAGGATAAATCGTTATCTGATCCTAAACGTAGAGGAACACTATCATTTAGATCGAGTCCTGTACCACCACCTACACCAGCTGGAACGTCAGCCCAAGTTAAACCACCTGTATTACCTGATTGTTTCTGTAGATACTGTCCATTAGAACCACTATTAGATATATGTAAGTTGTCTTCGTCAACTGATTGAGAAGACATATGTTCTAAATCAACTGCACCTGCTGCTATGTGCTCTGAATTAATAACATCATCTTGAATATTATCGCCATCAATAATGTCATTGGCTAAGTGCTCATGGTCTATTGATCCAGCTCCATAATGTTCAGATTCAAGTACATCATCTTGGATGTTGTCTCCGTCTATGCAGTCATTAGCTAAGTGATGATGATCGATACTCCCATTTACATAATGTTCTGAGTCGATAGCATCATCAGCTATCTGTGCTCCTGTTACTGCATCTGCTGCAATCTCAGAAGTCCCTACTGCGTTAGCTGCAATGTCAGCAGCGACCACAGTATCAGCAGCGATATGAGCAGAAGTGATTGAGCCATTTGCAATCGCAGTTCCATCAACCGATCCTGCTGCATAGTGTTCAGTGTCTATTGAGTCTGCTGCATAATGCTGTGAGTCAATAGCATCATTAGCAATCTTTGCTCCTGCTATAGATCCTGATGACAACCGACCGGTAATGCTTGCACTAGCAACATTATTCAGATCTTCTCTTGCTAATGCTCGACCAGCAGCAGTGCTTCCATCATGGACAACTGCGGTATCCTTATCGGTGTCGATTGTGACTTCACCTTCAGCCCCAGTGAAGCTGGAGTGTTGAGAGGTTGTACCTCTTCTAAGTTTTAAAAGTTTTGCCATAGTTTAGAGAGTGCCAAAGTCCAACTGAAGGTTGCTTCCATCTATTGTACCTATATTACTCATATTATTATTCTGTCCATCTAATGCGCCACCTAATTGTGGTGTAGTGTCTTGGACAACATCAGCTATTCCTGCTGAGATAGAAGCCCAGGAAGAAGCTGCTCTATATTTAAGGACTGTATTACTTGAGTCATACCATAGATCTCCTGCACTTGGACTGCTTGGTGCAGAACTTGCAATCTTATATTCATTTGCATAACGATTAACATCTGCAATTGAAGCTGCGACTGTATTTATATTCGTTGCGTTTGAAACTGCTGAGTTTATATTTGAAGCATTTGAAACTGCTGAGTTAATGTTCGATGCATTTGATACCGCACTATTTATATTGCTTGCGTTTCCTGCTACTGAAGTTACGTTCGAGCTAATTCCTGCAACTGTGGTTACGTTGGCTTGAATCCCTGCAACTGTATTTACATTTGAGATTCCACCTGAAACTGTATTGATATTTGAAATACTTCCAGAGCAATTATCCATTGCTGTCACATTGCCTGACGTTGCCAAAGTATTCATATCGTTGACAACATCTGTTGTTGCCAGTGTGTTTAAATCACTAACAATATCTGAAGTCGCAAGTGTATTTAGATCAGAGATGATATCTGAGTTAGCCAGCGTATTCATATCTGCAATTACATCAGCTACTGCCAATGTGTTCATGTCTGATACAACATCTGCTGTTCCTAGTAGGGCCAGATCCGCTACTGCATCAGCAGTTCCAAGTCTTCCTATCTCTGTAGCTTTACCTGCGACTGCTCCTATATCAGCAGCATCATTCGCAACCGATGTCACGTTTGAAGCTATACCTGCAACCGTAGTTACATTTGCTTGAACTCCTGCAACCGTAGTGATATTGCTGGAGATACCAGCAAGTGTATTCATATTGTTGACATTGCTTGTTGATGCAAGCGTGTTCATATCTGCTACTGCATCTGCTGTTCCAAGCGTATTTAGATCTGAGACAACATCTGCTGTGCCCAAGGTATTCATATCTGCTATGCAATCTGTAGTTCCAAGCAGAGCCATATCAGCAATACAATCTGTTGTTGCTAACAACGCCATGTCTGCAACACAGGCAGTAGTAGCTAGCAGATTCATATCTGCAACAATGTCAGCAGTACCAAGAGTGTTCATATCAGCTACTGCATCTGCTGTACCAAGCCTTCCTATTTCTGTAGCTTTACCTGCTACTGCACCAATGTCTGTTGCGTCAGCCGCTACTGCATTGATGTTTGAGATATTGGTATGACAGGTTTGGATCTGAGTAATGCTGTCAGCACAGGTTTCGATACTGTTTCCTGTCCCTGTACTTAAGGCGTCAGTAATTAATCCAAGATCTTCTGTATATGTAATATTGCCTGAGACAACAGAGATGTCTGAAAGGACTGATTGAGTAGGAGTAACAGCTTGGAAGTTAGTACCATCGTGTACCTTCATCGCCTTGTTGGAAGACGAATCAAACCAGAGATCACCTGCGGCTAATGAACCTCCTCCTCCATCTGTACTCGGTGCTGATGTTGCTATCTGATAAAGATCAGCAAAGTTATTAACGTCAGAGATATTTGAGCTGACATTATTTACATTCGAAATTGCTCCTCCGACTGTATTAACATTTGAGATTGAACCAGCAACAGTATTTATATTTGAAGCATTACCAGCAACAGAAGTTACATTTGCATTGTTAGTTGCAACCGTAGTTATATTTCCTGAGATGCCAGCAACAGTTGTAACCTCAGTAGCCTTAGGAGTTAAGCGATGGAATTTATAAGTATGAAGAGTAGTAGTTGTCTCAACTAAAACTCCAAACCCTGTTGTTAAAACTGTAGTTCCACAGTCAGTAATTGTTACATTGCTTCCAGATATATTGGTTAAAGTTGAATCTGGAATCGTGCAAGTTCCACTGCTAGGTGTATAAGTAGTACTTAAAGTTCCAACAGAAATGATAGTACCTGGGCCATTATTAATATCTGGGTTAGCAGCAGGGAATGTTGCTTCTGAAACTAGAGGAACAAAGCCACCAACCTCTTCGATTAGATCAATAATCCTGTCATTGATTGCCGCTGTTGTTGCAATCGTAGTGTCATTGTCAGGGAATGTTTGACCATCTTTAATTGTTTCACCAGTGCTTGCATTAAAGAAACGAGCTTCTGCTGCTGATGTAGTAAAGAAAGACGTATCATTTACAGTCGCTGCTGCTTGTTCACTAGCTGTAACGACTGTTGCCGCATTTAATTTATCTGAAGTTATTGATGCTGCTGCGTAATGCTCGTTATCTAATGCACCTGCTGCTATATGTTCTGAGTTAATTACGTCATCTAGAATGTTATCTCCATCAATAATGTCATTGGCTAAATGCTCATGGTCTATAGAACCTGCCGCATAATGCTCTGACTCAATTACATCATCATCTATCTTTGTTCCATCTATTGCATCGTTAAGAATCGCAGCTCTATCTACTGCATTATTTGCCAGCTCACTTGCTCCAACTGAGTTTGCACTTAGATGTTCTGGCCCTATTGAATTGTCAGCTATCTTCGTTCCATCTACTGCATCACCAACGATAGAAGCTCTATCTACAGAGTTATCTGCCAGATGTTCTACATCTATTGAGCCATCAACATAGTGCTCAGAGTTAATAGAGTTATCAGCAATCTTTGTTCCATCTACTGCATCAGCAATAATCTTTGCTCTTACAACTGAGTCAGTTCCTAAAGCTGTGGCATCAATAGATGCTGGTGCATAGTGTTCAGTGTCAATAGAGTCAGCAACTATATGTTCCGAATCAACTGAATCATCTGCAATCTTTGTTCCATCAATTGCATCGTTAGCAATCTTCCCT